TTATGTTCTAATTTCCCGCCATGTGCAACTGGTCCGCTTATTGGCGAATGCCCTCCGCCAGGCAAATGGAAAAACTTGCGCGCGAGCAGCGCCAGGATGAACCAAATTCCGAGCCGGACGGCTGGTGGCACTCGGTTCTGAACGATCCGCGCGCGACCGGTGCCCCTCGCCTGCCGATCCACCAACTACGCCTGAACGAAATCCCGCGGGACGTCCTTCGCGTCGAGTGCTTACGCTGTACGCGCATTGTGGAAATCCAGAAGGCCGACGCGGTTCGGCTGTACGGTCCACATGCCATCTGGAAAGATGTCGGCCGAAAGCTACTCGACGATGGGTGCAAATATCGCACCGGGCGTCATGAGGAAGACGGCTGCTGGCCAGATTGGCGTCTTGAATCCGCCTCAATCGCGAGCGAACTACGTATATTGCTTTAAAAATGGACTTTTCAAAATGAATATTGGCGATATTTTTCAGTTCCCATACCAAGGATACTTCATACCTTTTAGGATTTTCGAGATCGACGCTGATCGAAATGATGTATTGCTGCAAAAAGTGTTTTCTAACGGTGCTGACACGCCGCCCAAGGCTTTCAAAGCATATGACATAGAGCCCTACTGGCAGACACGCTAACTCATCCCGCGCTTCCACTACCCAAACATCGCATCGAACAGCGCCGGGGTCACTTTGCGCGAACTGACTTTCGGCTTGTCCGGCTCCTTCGCTAGGGCAGCGGCGACTTCCAGCCATGTCGCGTCCAATGCGCGGATCATGTCCAGTTCGAAAGGTCGCACCGGCTCGCGCCGTAGCCGCGACCAGGATTCAATGTCCGCGTAAGCGATAGGATTGGCGCCGAACCCGTTGCTGCCGCGCGTCGCGTGCAGGTCGAGGAATATCCCCCATACGCGCAGGCCGGCTGCGGGAATTTCAGGCGCGTCCGGTTCGTTTTCAGCGCCGGGGTGGCGGTCCATCCGCCAGCGGAGGATGTAGACGAGCCGATCGGAAAGCCATTGCAGGTTGATCATAGCAACCTCCGATTCTTTGCGTTCCTGACAGCTTGGACCGTGAGCATGGGCAAGTTAGCCTTCAAATCGGCGACTTGCTGCTCAACCCGTTGAAGTCCCGCCGCATCAGCGCCCGTGGCGTCGATATTCACCATCACCGGTACATTTATATCCCCGCCCCCGCCCACCGAACCGATTTGATGGTTCGGGATGACCTGAGACCCGCGCGGCAGGTTGACCAGTTCCGGTCCTTTCTCGCCGACGATGGCGAGACCACCCGGTGCATTGTCCGTACCGTTCGCGAACTTCGGAATGAGCGCGGACAGAATGCCGCCCCCGCTCCCGCCGCCACCCATCAAGTTCGCCAGTGGTCCGAGCACGGCCTGCTTGACCGCGATCTTGGCAAGTTCCGCAAGAATGGACTGTGCCATGGACTTGAATGCTTCTTCGACCGTCTTGGTCCCGGTGACGATCTCGCCGAAGTCGTCGGCGATGCGATCGAGCGAACCGACGGAGAGGTATTCTAGCTGCCGACCCACGTCAGCAGATTCCCGCGCGAACGACGCCAATGGACTATTCAAGCGCTCCAATTCGCCGCGCGCCTTGGCATAGGCGTCCGCAAGAGCCTCGATCTTGGCGCGCTGCTCGGCTGTCACCTCGACGTTTTTCTTGCCGGCGCGCTCATTGGCCTGCTTGGCCGCGGTCTCCAACTCGACGACAACTCTCGCCCGGTCCTGCTCCGTCGCTGTCTGATCGATCGTCGCCGCTTCGACCTTTAGAAGCTCGATCCGCTTGGCGATCTGGTCGTTTGACCGTTCGAACGGGTCACGGGTTGCGGCCGCGCCGTCCTTTTTGCCGGGCACCTTGAAGTCCGCCAGCGAAACCGGATTGACCTTCGGTCCCTCTGTCGTCCCGCCGGTAACTAAGACTCGCGCCGGCGTGGCTGGCGTCGCACCGACCGGCGTCAGGCCATACTTCGCCATTTCCTCGGGCGAGAAGTCGGCGCCGAAGAACTTTGCAATCGTGGTCCATGCCGAATTGTTGCCGACGCTGGTCAACCACTTTTGCAGCGTTTCCAGCTTGCCGGACGCGGCGTCAAAATAATCACTGAGCTTTTCGACCACGCCGGCAACGGCGGTCAGCCCCTTGGCAGCGTTGCCGCTCGCGCCGGTCGTCTTGTCGAGGTGTCCGACCAGTGCGATGAATGCGTTACCGATGCGGGCAGACGCCTGCCCGATGGTGCCGTCAGCTTTCGCGGCCTGCGCTTCGATCTGCGGCATACCAGCCAGGAAGGCACGGAAGAACGCCTCCGACGAAACCTTGCCATCGTTGACCAGGTTTTTCAGCGTCGAAACCGAACCGCCCGCTTCTTTCAAACCCGCCGCAACTGCCTGCAGGATTGGCCGCGCGCCTTCGTTGACGCTGTTAAATTCCTCGGCTCGCACGACGCCAGATCCGATCGCCTGCGAGAGTTGCAGCAACGCACCGGCCGCTTCTGTCGAATTTGTGCCGGCAACCCGCAGCGCAATCGAAACGCCGTCGGTGAATTTCATCAGGTCGGCGCTGTTAGCTTTCAGTTCCTTCTGCGCCTGCGAAGCCCGACTATAGAGCGTCACCAATGGCTCGATAGCGGTGCCGTTCTTCTGAGCGATCTGGAAGAGTGACGAAAACACCTTGTCCAACGCCGCATCTTCAAGGCCGGTCACCTTCAGCGCGTTCTGCAGTGACGTGAATTCCTGCGCCGCCTTGGATACCGTGCGGAACGCGGCGCTTCCGGCGATACCAACTGCGAAGGCCTTGGCGAACGAACCAATCTGGACGCTCGTCTGCGCCAGTGAGCGATTGATTGCCGTCGTCGAGCGGAGCATATCCTGCTCCATATTCTTCGTGGCGCGGCTGGATCCGGCTGTGAGTTGCCGATAAGTCCGCGTGCCGGTCTGCTCGGCTTTCACCATGCGCTTCTCGAACTCCGAGATCCGAGCCTCAAGCATCACGACTAGGCGTTCGCCAGTATCTTCAGCCATGTTATCCTGCCTTCACAAACGCCCAATCGGGCGACCAGTTCGGTGAATCGTAGATAGATCGCGCGTTGTCGCCAGCCGCGCACCGTGCAACAGCCATGGCAGTCGCAACCGCGCCGTCGATGCGGTCGCGAGACTTGCCCTTGTGAAAAGACTTGTTGCCGGCTTTGTCGGTTTCGGTGGCGATGTTGTCGAAGTTCCAGCGCAGCACGGGGTGTCCGCCGTGACGAAAGCGACGACCGACGATCGCCCGTTCCAATTCCTTGATGGCGGGCGCCATTGTCACCCAGCCCTGACGCATCTCCACGGCTGGAAGGCCGTCTGCCAGGAGATTACTGAGCATGTTGCGCGCCAGATGCGGATCGAACGCGATTTCGCGGACGTTGAACCGGTCGCATAGATCGCGAATATGATTTTCAACGACATGGAAGTCGACGACGTTGCCGGGTGTCGGGATAATGAATCCATCGGCGGCCCAAGCGGGATAGGCCACGCCATCCTTGTCCGCACGGCGCCGCAGATTGTCTTCCGGGCAGAAGAACCACGGCTGAACCTGATATCCATCATCGCCATCTCGCCAACAGGCGACGACGGCCGTGAGATCCGAATTACTGGAAAGGTCGACGCCTATCCAGCATGACTCGCCTTTGAGTTCGTCCAGATTAACAGCCCTGGCGCCTTGATCGTAAACAAGCATTTCCACGAATGGCGATGTCGAGTGGTCAAGCCAGCGGTTCAAATTGAATTGGAGAAAGCTGTCGCGATCTGAAGGCGAGTTGATCGCCTTCTGCGCCTTGTCGCGATAGCTGGTCAGGTCCGGATATCCGTGGCGCATACCGGGATTTAGCGCGTGCCACACCGCTTCATCGCGCCAGTCGTCGCCTTCCTCAGCCATAAAGACAACAGGCAACGTGGCCGGGTCGTCAATCTCGCCCTTCTGAACCTTGATTGCGTAATCAATCGTTTTCCATGCAAGGTTTTCCTGTCCGCGACCCGACGTGGTGGCAACGATCATGAGCGTGTCGGGTACTTTTACGAGGGCAGAATCGAGCGCCTCCCATTGCACCCGGCCTGCCCTGCCCTCCCAAGCGTGAAGCTCGTCAGCGATGACGACGTTCGGCGTCTTGCCGTGTTGCACCTTTCCATCGCTGGCGACAGCGATATAGCGGGATCGTTGCGCCTTGAACGTGATTGATGACGTGTATTCGCGAACAGCCAAGTGCTTCTCAAGGCGTCGATCGTGCTGAACAATCATCGCGACTTCGTTGAATAGCTCCATGGCCTGTTCGTGAGCCGATGCCGCCGACACGACCAAGTTACCGGGTTGCCTTTCGGGGCCAATCAGGTGCAAAAGCGTGATCGCGCCGCATAGGGACGTTTTCCGGTTGCCGCGCGGAAGTAGCAAAACGAGCCGCCGCACCACGCGCCGTCCATCTTCATGACGCGGGCCATAGAGCTTTCGAATGATACGCTCTTGCCACGGATCAAGCTGGAACGGGTGACCGCGCGCCGGATTCTTCGGATGCTTCAGCCTGCGAAGCCATTGCACCGCGCGCTCGCCGTAACCAAAAGGATCGGGAATCTCACTGCCGTCATTGATCCATGCAGGAACGAGCATCAGTCTAACAGCGAGTCCTCTTCGTCATCATCCCGGATCGCCGGCCGACTACGCGAAACCGGCGTCAGCCCCATTTCCACGGCGAGCAAGCGCGCGCGCGTCATGGCATCCGAGAGGATCACGCCGGCGGGATGGCGTTTAAGCAGCCCGCTTTCGGCGCCATAGACGTGGCCTTCGGTTTGCAGGATCCGTTCCATCTCCCTCACCTGCCCGATCGCGATGCAGTAGTTTTCGAGCGATCCGAGGTCCGCGTCCGTAAGAATGCGCCGCTCTATAAGATCAGGCAGAATACGCTTCCATTCGCGCTTGGCGTCCGCCGAAAGCCATTTCGGGACAGCCGGCGCCCGCTTCATCGCTGCGGAGTCGGTGCGCAGATGGGGCTTGGTGCCTTTCATCACGACCCGTAATGCTCGGTAACGATGATTATGCCAGAACCGCCCGCACCGCCTGCCGCACCGCCGGTTCCGGCCGAACCACCGTTGCCTCCCGCGGCGACCGAATAGGAGTAGGTTGACGTCGGCGAATTTATAATCGCCTTGACGTAACCTCCCGAACCGCCGCCTCCGCCGCCGTTTGGCGTCGTATTGACGCCACCGCCACCGCCGCCAGAACCGGTGTTAGCAGCGGCCGCAGTACCCGCACCTGCACCCGCCGCGCCGCCAGCGCCAGCACCGCCGAAGGGGCTAGCACCGCCGGAGCCACCCTGTGTGCTGTTGACACCAGAACCATTACCGCCGCCTGCGCCGGTTAAATTGACATATCCCCCTGATGCAGAACCTCCGGTGCCGCGGCCCGCATTCGCCCCGCCGTTCGCTCCCCCACCAGTGAGGTCTCCAAACGTGGTATTCCCGGCCGCGAAGCCGTTGCCATAACTTGTGCCGGAGCCAGACCCGCCACCCCCACCGCCGATAAGTTCGACTTCGATCCATTTGCAGCCGGCTGGCGTCGTGTAGGTACCCGAACCGGTCGTGAATACTTGGGTGGTCGGGAGTGTGTCAGATATTTCGAGGGTACCGCGAGCCTCCGCAGCATCCGCAGCCGTAAACAGTGCCTTGCCGACCGTGGTGCCGCCTAGATTGTCCAAAGCGGTGTCAGCGTCGTCCAAGTCGCTGAGGTTATTAGCAGGTATGAGGATATCCGCGGCTGATGCGGTGAGGGACAGAACCGCCGTTCCACTCAGATTGATTTTTGACGTTCCCGCAGTCCCGCCAATCTTGGACTTAGCAACAGTTGTGCGAGCCATCGTAGTGACACCGCCACCGATCGTCCCGATGCCTTCTTCGAAGTCCAAGCCATCCACGATCATGTATCGAACCGTGTCGCCGTCGCCTGCACCAGCTTCAGTCGGCGTGAGGAACGCATTTGATGACGCCGATCCGAACGTTACGTCCCCGGTCCCGGTCGTCGCGATATTGACCTTCACGCGGTCGAATAGTTTGAACATTAGATTCCCTCACCCGGCATGAATCCGCAGCCAGAGCCGAGCGGATCATCCGGTTCGGGCTGCTGTGCGGGCTTTGGCTTCTGGTCTTCGGCAGCCTTGGACTGTTCGTTCTGATTTTCGGTCATGCTATTTTCTGACATCTCAACTCCAATCCGGCTCGGCGGCCGATCTGCTTGGTTTCTTTGATATTGTGGTTATCCCCATCGAACAGCACACGATCTGCGGTGGTGATTTCGTCTATCCAGCGAACGCGAAAGACGGTGACGGTCTCGTCTGATGCACCGAAATTCCGGATGAACTCCTCGGTCGATTGCTGGATAATCTGCGCGCGAACCGTCGCGAGCGTGGTCCACGTCTCCGCCGGCGTGCCGTAATCGTCGACGGTGTTGGTGAAACGCTGAATGGCGATTTGCTGATCCAGCTTACCGGCCCTCATATGACGACGCTCCATCGCGCCTGGACCAGTGAGTTGATGGTCAGTACCGCGTGCGACATCTCTCCGCCGGGATCGCGCAAGTAGCGCACGCCATCGACGCGGCAATCGGCGCAAACGAAATCCGGATCACCTATATCGAGCCGCCGCACCCGGCCAATCGCCTTTCGGACAGCGCCAGCGATCGCCTTGACGCCTGCTGTGCTTGGCTCCGTCTTCCAAATGTGCAGCATCGAATAGACGCGGATGTAATCCCGCTTCAGCGTAAAGTCCTCGTCCACTTCCTGATCTTCGCCAAGAATGATGGATGGACTCGGCGCCGGTCGTTCGTTGCGATCCAAAATGTTCGCAGGCGGCACAAGCGCAGTGACCGCCGCGGTGTTGATCAACCGCAACCGGATTGCCTTTTGGAGTGCCAGTGCGGGGCTACTCATTTCCCCTTGGACTCCTTTACGGCTTTGTTGATTGCTCGCTTAATCCGCGACGTGATGCGCTTGCGGTACAGGCGGAACGCGGGCCAAAAGAACGGCTGCGCTGGCGCTTTCGCGGTTCCGTACTCGACCAAATGCGCGTAGCGGACCTTGGTATTACCTACCGTGACTGCAACGCTAGTTTCGCCCACCACCTTCGAACCGCCCGGCTGAGAGTACGCCGGCGTGGTTTCGCCTGGTCCCGTGACGGCGATAGAATCGATCAGGTCGCCTGTGTCGCGGCTGGCCTCGGCCAATTGACGCATAGCCGACTTCAATTCTTCACCCGATTTTAGCAGCGCAGGCTTGACCGCGGCGCGGACTTCCTTCGGGATCGCAGCCATGCGGCGCTGAAAGCTGGAAAGCCCGCCATCATCATTCGTCATCGGGCGTGCTCCACCAGCGTCGATATTCGCGGATGATGTCTGAAACGCCGTGCGGCAGTTGCTGTGCGGAGACGCCAACCAGTGTCGCCTCACGATTTTCGTACCAATGTCCGACAAGCTGCAGAACGGCTTCGACCAAGGCGGGCGGCACCGGCTCTTGATCCACGCCGCCATAGATGGACTCGATTTTGTAGCCGAGCCACGACTCCAGATAGTCTTGTGCCGCGGAAACCTTGCGGGTCAGCAGTGTATCATCGATGTCCGACGTGACATTGAGTTGCGCCTTGGCGTCGGCAAGCGTTGCGATCATTAGGAAAAAACTCCCAATTCGGTCAAATCTTGCGTTGTGGACCCCCGCCGGTCCCGCTGCGTTCCCTGAAACTTTTCGACCACCCCCGGTATCCGCATGAACCGCTCACGAACCGCTTCAGGATCGACGCCGGCGAGCGTGCAGACGATGGGAAAGTCGATGGTGTCGGTCAGCAGCCATTGAATGGCCGCGTGCTGGTCACGCTGTGCGTCCTTGCCAGTGCGTGTCGTTGTTGCATCCGTGATGGCTTGGCCGAGCACGGCACACCACAATTGTCGGTCGTGTTTCTCATCGTTTTGCATGGTCACGATGCACGCTCCATGCGCTGCTTGCGGCTGTTGTGGCAGGAGAAGCAAAGCGACTGCCAATTGCCTCGATCCCAAAATAGTTTGGTGTCGCCACGGTGTGGTCTAATGTGATCAACGACACGAGCGGCTGCACCACACATGACGCAACGAGGGTGCTTATCGAGAAAGTATGAGCGAGCCTTTTGCCATGTATTGTCATAACCGCGCTCTCGCGCATTCGGCCGGCGCTTGTCAGCTTCGGCACGTGTACGCTGCTGACACACACAACGAACGCCATAGGCGACCTTGAGGCCGCAGGAGCAGATACGTGGCGCACGAAAAGGCATTGGCATTCCTAGTTTAGGGTACGGGAGTCGCATGACTTACGAGGACCGCGACTCCCGTTCCACTAAGCGCGCCCGTGGCGGCAAGCGCGCTCAGTGACTAGTGTTAGGCGACAGGCCGCGAGCGCGCGTGACCGAGCACGGCAACAGCGCCAGCCGCGATCGACGTTCCGCTGTTCTTGGTCACAACGACACGGGCGTACTTCCTGTGGCCGATATACGACTGCTTATAAGTGCTCGACTCCTCAAGAGAGTCCGGAAGCGTCCCGACGAGGTGCGTTGCGTCGACGTCGGTGAAGTCACCGTCGGTGGTCGTGTCTGACTCCTGCAGCTTCGCGGTGAAGCTCGGTGCAGGCGAACCGGCGGTCGCACCAGTATTGATGACAAACGCGCAACTCTCGAAACCGGCCGTATCGACGGTTTCGCCCTTGATGGTTGCGGACTGCACCGCTGGCGCAAGAGCCTGAACGGTGCCGATGTTGGAAGCGATATCACGCATAATTTGTGCTCCTTACGAGGTCTTGCAGACGATCTTCTTCATCGCCGCTGGCTGAACGACCGCACCGCCGACACGCCGCGTGGCATGAATTCTGGTCGTGCCGGTGGTCGCCAGCAAATATGGATTGGCCAAAATCGACAAACCAATACGGTCGAGGATCCGATAGGTCGCGGCGATGTCGCCGAATGCGATCGGCGTGGTGCCGCTGCCGACATCATCCATGTCGGGGCAATCGATGACTGGACGACCCAGGATGGTGTCCGCCTGCCCCTGGAAGCCGGGCGACCAAAGGTATGTCCCGGTCGTGCCGTCCTTCAGCTTCCGGATGGCCGCGAGCGTCGTGGAATTCATCAACCAAGTGCCTGCGTTCCGATAAGCAGCCGGAAGCGAATAGAACGTGTCGATGAGCATGTCGGCCGGTCCGCTGCCAAGCGTGGAAGCGTTGCCGGTCGCGACGATGCTGATGTCCGCGTTGATGAGCAAACCTTCCGGCTGCAGCGGGCCGGTGCCCTTCAGGAACGACAGTCCCTCTTTCAGGCCGAAGTCCTCCGCGAGTGCCATCCGAACTTCGGACTCGGCTGCGCCGGCGCTGTCGGCGAGAAGCTGGTTCGAGATATCGACGTAAGTGTTGATCTCGCGAACCGGGATTTCAAGCTGACCAAAGGTCGGCTCACCAGTCGTCTGCGCTTGCGTCTCACCACGCCATTGAGCATTCGTGCGGCCGATGCGCTTGGGATAGGACACGGCAGGCGCCGATGTGGATCGGACCGAAGCGAGACCGCGGATCGGCGAGTACTGCACCAGATCACGAATAAACTCGGTCGCCATCTCGGTCGGCGCCAGATAGCCGCCCTGCGGATCGCTGGAAACGATCAGCGTCTTGAGTTCGAGCGGATCAGGCGGCGTGATGCCGGAACGGACATAAGCGCCGAACGCCTTGATTTCGAGCGCGGCGTCCGGATCCTTGTGATCGCCACTGCCCGGCCGGTTAATCTTGGCTTCGAGCTTGTCCATGCGGTCCACGAGCTTGGTCGTGTCGGCTTTGGTCTCGATGTCCTTCAAGCGCGCGTCAACGTTGGTAGTCAGATCATTGACCGCCTTCGTCACCAGATCGACCGGATCGGCGTCGTCGGTATCTTTGAATTCGAGATCAGAGAAATGCTTACCCAAGGTGATTACCTCAATGCTAGGGCCGCAGCGGCCCGGTTAATGACCGCGGCAATGGCTGCGGCTTCGTCAAAAGACTTTGCGGACGTGATCCGCGCACGGGGGTGCGACCCACTTCTGACAAGGCTGATTTCAGCGAGATCGAGCGCGTCGATAATTCGGTTGCGACCTTCCTTGCGGGACGACTTAGTGCGGAATCCGATCGAGAGATCAGACACGAGACCCTTTAGAACCAGGCTCCTCACCGAGCGTGCGCGGGGTTGATCGAGGTGCAGTTGCCCCTTGACCATCAACCCTTCGTCGGTCGCTTTGACTTCGGTCCACGTTCCGATCAGGTCGGCGGGATTGTGCTGATAGAGCATTCCGAGATCGGGAGAGATTTCGCCAAATGCACCCTTGGTGATGATGTCGCCAACACGATCCGGCTCCGCAAAGGGCCATGCGTTGCCGACAATTTCGCCAGTGTCGGAGACGTTCAGGGATGCCTTGATTTCGAGCCGGTCCATCAGAAGGTGTCCTTTACGAGGCCATCGACCGGGAATCGACCGAACTTCACATCGCCCCTATCGTCGATCCAAATCACGTGGACGGTGACAATGGTTTCCCGGTGATACGCGCCGGGCTGTCCATCCACTGTCATCGCGGGGCCACCGCTCTTCAACCGCACAACGTCGCCGACTTTCAAACTCAACTTGTCACCTTTCTGGAATAAGGTTCGCGGGATGCAGCGAACGCGTCGACCTGCTCTCGAACGAACCGAAACTTTGTAAGCAGCCGCACGGCTGCACTGAAACTGAACGGCACATCGACGCCGCCCTGCTTGACGCCCCAGCCGACGACGCATTTCGCGAGTTGCTCGATTGCAAGCCGCTCCTGTTCATCGGCTGGAGGTCGGCCCGCATAGCTCATCAGTGCATCCGTGGTGGCGAGGCGAGCGCGACGTTGAGTGTCGGAATCCGGACCGGCAACGATCAGAACAATATCGGTTGGCGTACCATTGACCGGATCGGTAATGACGCATTCCGCGCCGCGATCCTGGTACGCAATGAGATCATCGAAGTCGGCGAGATCAGTCATTTACGGGCTGCTCCTGCGATCCAGGCTGGCTGGCGCCGGTGTTCGGGTTGGCAAATTCGTTGCCGCCGGCATAAGGCGCAAGGCCGGTATCCAGCCATGTGCGGGCTTCGTTTGGATTGAGCACGCGACTGGCAACGAGGCTGGAAATGGCGGTCGCACGCTTCTCCAGGTCCACGCGTGTCAGGTCATCAATGTCGAACTTGAACGCGTACAGCGCCCGCTCGTCATCAGTCAGCAGCGCGCGGTCGAACGCAGATTCAAGCGCCTTGAGCCACGGCATCAGCGTGACGCTCAGGAACTCTCTGTATTTTTGCCATGCGTTGGCGTAGCTCGATTTTGCGAGGTCACCGAGCATGACGCTGCTAATGTTGAAAGCGCGTGCGATGTCTTCCAATTGCCAACGGCGGTTTTCAACGAACTGAGCGTCGGTCGATGCGAGCGCAATCTGCTTGAATGTCGCGCCATCGAATAGAAACGCCGTACCACCCGCATTGTCCGGGCCGCCATACGCCGCGTTCCAGCCAGCGATCATGTTCTGGACAGCCTTTTCGCCCGCGCCGGACGGTACCTCGACTACGCCACCGGGGCGCGCCATCCGCTTGAATAGGAATTCGACGTAGCGCGACATCGCCACTGCGGCGGAGATTGTCGGATACGCGAGGCTAACCGGGCATTTCGAGAATGGCCCGCGAATGTGAATGATGTCCGATGCCGGCACGCTGCGACCGTTGACGGTGTAGGACGGGCGACCGGAGCCGTCGCCGGCATATTCCACGGTGATGCGGCCCGCGCTGTAGCGGATGATTTCAAGGGGGCGACCGTCGCTGGATTTATTGACCCAGGCAATCCCGCCCGCGTCGGCGGTCAATGCTTGTGCGATCAAATCGCGGATCAGGACGGAGCCGGAGGTCCACTCGTTGACGTGGCCGCGCAACAGATCGAGTGCAGGGTGCTTTACGTCGGCGGACGTGTCATCGCGTTTGACCAGGTGTAGATCGAGCGTTGCCGCAGCATTGCTAATTGTCGTGACGGCGGCGGAAACAGCGGGTTCTGAAAGCGGATGAACCGGCCCGTACGTGCTGCCGCCCGAGAGAATTGCGACGATCGCTTCATCCGGATCGCTGAGCGATTTCGTTTCGACAGTAGTGCGGCTGAAGGGCCAGAGTTTCAAAGTTGCCTGCTCAAGGTACAAAAAATTCCCGCACGCGCCATTCAAGGGCTATGCGAGCCGATCGCAACGCGCGACCTGATGATGAAATGAATATACTACGCCCGAGTCGAATTCGTAAGCTGGCAAACCCTAGCAAGTCGTCAGGCGGCGCGTCGCATCCAACGCCATAGCTCGCTTCTGATAGCGCAGTGTCGCCCGCCAACTTTGAAAATCGGAACGTCAGGCTTCCTTGCCCATCGCCGGGCGGTGTCCACGCTCACGTCGAGAAAGAACGCAATCGCGGGAAGACCCCATATTCGTTCGACGTGCAGATCATCTTCGTTCAACGTGATTGGTGGTTTAGTTTCCATTATGAGTATCTTTCATTTTCAGACTGCGGGGATTCCATGGTCTACAATCGCTCCAAGGCACTAAAGTTAAACCGACTTGCTCAAGGGATCGCTGGTCGAATGGAGGAGAGGCGAAGAAAATTGGATGAGGAATACCGCTCCCAAATGCCTCCACCGAATACGAAGAAATGGCACTTATCGGAATATGAAAGCCCCCCGCCAGAGACTATCAAGCTGCCGCGACGCCTGGTGGAAGCCCTCATCAGTGACATGGCCCAATGGGAAAAGCATCTGCTCGACCACAGCGAGCCTTCCACAAAGTGACTTCTGAAATTTCGAGTTGATGCTTTCCCATGGTCACGCAAGCGCACAAGCGCCTTTAGGGCGCGCGCAGCGCTATGGGGGTATGGGGGTTGGGATAGCAGCCCGTTGGTATGGGAGTTGGTAGGGTTTGAGGTACCGTTGGTAGGGGTGTTGGTACCCCGTTGGTAGCCGGTTGGCAGGGCGTTGGAATCGGGTTGGTAGGCTCTTTCGTCAACTGATAAGTTCGATCTGAGACGATCAGGTGTTGTCTCATTCGCGAAGGTGGTCCGGTCATAATGGCTTCGATGCGCTTTGAAGCGAGCAATCGATCCATGGCATCTTTCAGCGCCCTGCTCTTCAGCCCTTGCGCGCCCGCGTGTTCTGCAAAGAGCTTCGGCGCGTAGTTGCTGCCTGGATTCGGGCTGACAGCCCCCCTGCTCTCCGCATCGTACAGTGCCAGCATTTTCAGGAAGACTTCGTCGGCCCTATTGCGAGCGTCGTTCGCAGCCATCAGGCCACCTGCAGTTATACTGTCAGGTACAAAGACACCACGGCGCCAATGCAGAACGATCTCCTCACCAACCCTGCCGTAGTTTGATTTCATGGACCGAAGTACGCGTGCGTCCGGATCCGGCTCGCTATTGTCGTCGGCCCGGATGCGATCGAAGTACAGGCGGCTCCGCACGGAATTATTCCAGCCGGTGCTTCCGCTCGAACCGGTACCCCTCGTCATTCCTGAGACGGAAGGATGTGCGAGCAAGAGGATGGTGATGTCGTATTTCAGCGCGAGACCACGCAGCAAACCGATGAACTGCCGAGCCTGCGAGCGGTCAATCTCATTGCCGCCGAACAGGTCCGCCAACGTATCGAGGACGACGAACGTCGGACGAAGCGCAATGCATTGAGCTTCCAGCGCGGCAAACAAGGCGGTCGGAATGAGGATGCTGCTACGCCCGTCAGGTGCCGCGAGGATCGCATCTTCTCCCGCAAGAGAAACGATATGCAGGTCCGTCATTTTACTCAACGGAACGGAATGCTCGCGGGCAATGTCAGCCAAGCGACGATGGACTTCGTCGCGTGAATCCTCGGCTGTCACGAATAGACATGCGCCCTTCTCCACAACCCGGCCCAGCCAGGGGCGTCCGAGCGCCGTTGAAGCGAGAAGCTGAAGAGCAATAAGAGATTTTCCCGTGCCGCCATCACCGTAAAGCAGCGTAACGGTCTCGGCTGGTATCCAATCACGAACGTGCCAGCGCCGCGGCGGTACCGGCAACCCTTCCAGAGACGCTGCCGAAAACACCGGTAGAATGCCGCCTGGCAGACTCGGAGCCGTACGCTCAGTGCGACCGTCTTCCGTCCAGCGCCAGCCTTCCGGCAATGGACTGCCTATGGGCAGCGGCGAGAAGGGCGGCGCGGGTGGATATGGACAGCCGATCACATGGCGAAACATCCAGTTAACTTCTTTCAGCCCGCGCAGCGTTAGGAGATTTTCGCCCTCGGTCTTGAAGTCGTTCGGATTCCACCAACGCTTTCGAAGTTCGTCTTCCCTGTCTTCCCATCCAAGAAGCAGGACTGCGTTCAAGCCGTCCTCTCCGGGGAACGACAATTTGATTCGCTTGGCAAGTTCGAAATCATCGGGCGTCGTCTCGCGGTCATCGGGAGTCCAGACTTTTGCCATGTGCTGGCAATACCAAACCACCTCAGCGTATCGGATGCCATCATGGGAGACGCCATCGACTGCATCGGGCACAGGCGCGGTGATCTTGATTGTTTTGGGTTTGACGTTAGCGGCCACCACGGCGAGCAGATCATCGACTTTTGTCCAGCTATTCCAAGCTTTATGAACGCGCACCGGCTGCGGATCGGGCGAGCGTCCGCGCTTTATTTTCGGTGTACTCGGCCAATTAAGCGTTCCGGGCACGCGCATGATGCGCGAGATATCCGGCACGCACATCTTGTCGCCAGTGAGTTCACCAAGCGCACGAGCCAACGGCTTCGACTCGGCAGGCGGCAATGCCCGATCGAGGATCATCACCTCCTGGTAATTCCCCTTGCTGGATTCGACGATATAATTCGGCATCAGCGGCGCGTGCGGTGTCGCTACTCCTTCGTGATCCGAATCGGCGTCAACAGTGAACGCCAGTGTTCGAACCACGTCGGCTTGGGTGCCTTTTGCACCCTCCGGCAGGTCCGGCCGCATGAGGCCACGTGAGTCGTAGACGCCGTATTGCGTGCCTTGAAACGCCATCGCTGCGGCGGTCATGCCGTCGACGTCACCAATGGCAAAATGCTGATTGATCGGCGGGAGACCCAGCGGCTTATCTGCGATTGCACATAGCACCAACTTGCCGGGGACATTGGCGCGTTCAGCGAGATGGTGCAGCATCCAGAAGTGATTGCGGATGGTGGTACGGTCGAACGTACTTGCAGAATCCGCTGTCTGCGGTGTATTATGGGTCATCAACATCCACTATTTTGGCTCGTTCATCTTAGACCCGCCCTGCCAGGCGGGTTTTTCTTTTCTAAGTTTCGATCTCGTCGAGTGCATCGAGCGCTGCTTCGCAGATTTCATGCCGAAGTGGGGCGTCGTCCCAAAACTTCAAACCCGGTGGCGGCAGGATGAAACATTCGCCCGCCCCGCTTTCCAGCAGCTTGCACCCGCGCAGCGTCGCCTGCGGAAGCTCCACGTCGAATAGTGCGAGCAAAGTTGGCGTGCGGGGGCTATCGTCGCTTACGGGTTCGATGCGGGTTATGTTCATTGGGTGTCGCCGAACAACTTCCGTCTGATCTCGGCAACCTTTGGGTCCTTAGAGTCGCCGGTAACGATCTGATGAATGGAGTCGATCATATCCTCTCGAATAAGGTCGCGGAGATTACTCTTAAGTTTCAGGGCCTCGATGCCCGGCGGTTTTGACAAGCTCATGCCGCGACCTCCAATCCGAGCTTCCGGCGAATCCAACTCGTGGGCACGACCTTTCGCTTGCCGAACTGGATGGTTTCGATTTCGCCACGGTTGGCAGCGTCGTAACTCGCATTTCGCCCAAGTCCGAAAGCTACCCTCTCGGCCGTCGGCACCGACGCCACAGGTTGTTTTAGGATTTCCGCAAGTTCTTCATTCATAACTGTTGCGCTCCTTTTGACGACAGGGTACACAATACTCCTATGATCCCGGGTTGTCAACGATAGGGGTGGAACGTACCCAATGAGCACTTCACTTAGGGCGATCTCGCCGCAACTGGCGGAAATACTTGGCGAAAAGCAGACAACGCTCAGAGAACGACAGCGGGCATTGGTCCAAGCTGGTCTTCTTAAATCGTTACCCGGTCGGGGTCGCGGGGCTGGAGTCCTCGCTACAGCGGAGAGCGCGGCTATACTTCTGACGTCGCTCCTAGCAAGCGTCGCATTAGTCGACGCGGCCGATCTGACGCACGAAATGGTGCAAGCCCTACCCGCTAATTCCAAGAAAGCATGTTCGCTAACTGGAGCGGTTAATTTCCTTGGGGCGCTGACAGAAATCTTGTCGGACCCGCAGACCGCCAATCGGATAACAAGAATATCGGCGAGCAACTACGGCACTGCTTCTATAGAATATGACAATGAGTCCCGCTGCGGTTTTGTCGTGCTCATCGCCGACGTTCCGAAAATGACCGTTCTCGCTCAAAACAGAACTTACAGTCGCTTTCGCGTGGACATATCAGTTCTCGGTCAAACGCTTCAAGAGATCGCCACCCTCCTCGCAAAGGAAGTGGCGAAATGAAGGGTCATATCCAGCAGCGCGGCAAAACCTCTTGGCGTCTCAAGTTCGATGCAGGGCGCGACGAAAAGACGGGAAAGCGCAATGTTCAGTTCGTTACATTCCGCGGCACCAAGCGCCAAGCGCAGACCAAACTGGCCGAGTTGATCGCATCGGTTGCGCAGTCGAAATACATCGAACCAAGCAAGATCACGGTGGCGGACTATGTGCGTGGTCGAGTTGACCAGTGGGAAGACTCCGGCGACATCAGCGCCCGGACGGCAGCAAGGTATCGTGAACTGACCGAAAATCAGATCGTCCCGCACCTCGGCGCGAAACTGATCCAGAAGCTCCGCACCGATGACATCGAGGAATGGCACACCACACTGCGCAGCGGCGGCCGGGCGAAGGGCAAAGGCGGCTTGGCACCACGGACGATCGGCCACGCCCACAGGGTACTTGGCAAGGCAATGCGTGACGCGCTCCGCTTCGAAAAGATCACCAAGAACGTCACCGCTCTGCAGGCTGCTCCGAAGGTCGACGATGACGAAATGGCCATCGTGCAGGACGTCCCTGCCCTAATCGACCGGCTGCGCCACCATCGGCTGTTCCCCTTGGCGATGATCGCCCTGTTTACAGGGATGCGGATCGGCGAGGTTCTGGCGCTCCGCTGGGGCCGGGTCGACCTTGATCGAAAGGTAATCGAGGTTCGCGAGGCAATCGAGGAAACCAAGGCTCACGGCATCCGAATCAAGCCTCCAAAGACAAAGGCGGGACGACGGGACGTCACCCTGCCCGACGTTCTGGTCGACGTGCTGCGCGACTATCGCAAAACCCATCTGGAACGACGGGTCGCGCTTGGCTTGGGCAAGTTGCCCGACGACGCGCTGCTATTCGCTGGGCCGGGCGGTTCCCTGCCCTCCCAGAAGTATTACAGCAAGGCGTGGAGCGATCTTGATGTCGGCGTGCCGTTCCATGGGCTGCGCCATACCCATGCGAGCCAGCTTATCGACGCCGGCGTGGATATCGTCACGATTTCCAAAAGGCTGGGCCACGCCAAGCCCGATATCACCTTGCGGATTTATGCCCACTTGTTCAGAAAGGACGACAGCAAGGCTGCGGCGGCGATCAATGCGGCTTTCAATGGTTAGGGTGCCAATCCGGTGCCAACTTCACAGTTTGTTCTTCCGGAGTTCCGCCTAAGTTATTGATTTCGCTACACGGAAGGGTGGCCGAGTGGTTTAAGGCACCGGTCTTGAAAACCGGCGTGCCCGCAAGGGTACCGTGGGTTCGAATCCCACCCCTTCCGCCAGAAACATAGTAAAATCAATGACTTAGTTCTGAAGTCGGCGCCCAACGCACAAACCGACGTACAACGAAAAAGCCCGCCAGCGTGAACCGGCGGGCCTTTGCCTTATGGATTCGCAAGCCGGCCGATGGCCATGCCGGCTCGGTGCTGACACTTATCAAGTGCCAGCGCGTGATCTCTCATCACCAACACCAGCCGGTGAAGGCCGGGACACTCATTTTCAATGTCCGGCGCGGACAGCAATAGCGCGATCAGGTCGCAATATTCCAAGATCGAGTTGAGATGGTCATCCATACCGTTAAGGCCGCTCTGCGCCTCTTGGATCAATTCAGGGGTAGTGTTCATTGCGCCCTACCCCATCACCGTGTGCTGCCAGTCCCGCTGGCCAATCTGCTCAAGCAGGCCTTCAAAGTCGGCAATGCCGCTTTCAGCGGCGTCCTGCTCGCGATCGTCGGCTGCGCCCACTGCCCAGAGCCTCTGATCAACCCCTGCTGAGACCTCGTGAGGGTTCGCGCTGCCGAGGGACGGCTCACCGTCGACATCCCCGGCCCCGTCTAGCTCGTTATCGTCACAGGGAATGTCGTCCACAGCCGCCTCAAGCTCGTGCATGGTGTAGCCGTCGCTGGCATCAAGGAAGGCGATCAGCCGCTCGATTTCGGCGGATGCCAT